GCCTGTTAGATTTGTCGCCGCACCTGTTGTAGCATTATATATTGTATAAGTTGCACTATCAAAAAGAGTATAGGTAAAGGATACAGATCCATACCCACCATGACACGGGGGAGCTAAAGCAACAAGATTAGAAATAGATGGAATACCTGTACCGTTTATTATTTCCGATATACTAAAAGTTATTGTAACAGGGCAATTATTACCATAAATATCAGGGGTAATTAATATTGTATAAGTTCCTGCTGTTAAATTTTCAATTTTACCATTCAGTATTGGTCCAAATGGTGCACTTTCCCCATTTGAAGTATAAGTTGCTAAAGTCCAATCTCCACCAGCGGATACAGCACCCTGTGTAAATACAGGCGTAGGACCAAAATTTAATTGTCCAAGATTAGTAAAAGTTATACTTCCATCGGTACCAGGGAATGTACAAATAGCAGTTGCTGCAGTTGTTGTATAACTAGGTGTAATACAAACACTTTTATTAAAGAAAAAACTTGGATTCATATAGTATTGAGGAACATTTCCCCATAAATATGTAGTTTGGATAGGAGGAAAGAAATTATAATTTGCAGTTCTCCAAGCAAAGGATAAAGATTTAAAATGATCAACATATTTATAATCATTAACTGATAAAGGAGAACCTAGATCATATACTGGATCTTGAGATTCATAGAATCCAGGTTCAGTACAAGTACACCCAGCTAACGGAATATCACACCCAGGACTTATAATAACAGGAAAAGTTGCATTATTAACAAAACTATAATTATTTTGTCCGTAATAAATCTCCCCTTTAGTTTGAGGGGTTGATGAGATGTTATTACCAGTATCACTCGGTTCTCTTATTATATAAAAGTTCTCATCGTCTGAAGACGTGGTAGTTGTATTTAGATTTACATTTTCAATTCCAGTAGCAGGCATTAGATTTGTTGAACAAGTTCCTGAAGCGCCACCAGTAGTAAAAGAAGGCCATATCCCTGAAGGAGTTTGAGGCCCATAACCGGAATAACAATTAAACTGTGCAACATCAGAAGAGTAATTTAATCCTGAACTATAATCTAGAACTCCTGTAGTATTTGCATAATGCGAACTTCCATTATTATTTATCATAGGTTGTATAAACCTATTATCTAAACGCAATCCACTAAACATATTAAGATTACCAGCATCTTCTATACGCTTATGTTTAAATCCGCCAATATGTGCCTGTACACCAATTTGTAATGGACTACTCATATTATCTTTTTTTAATTATTAGTGATCCCATAGTTACTTATTGTATAATTCATTAATATTGCTCCTTCTCCCATTGGAGTGTTACTTTCCTCGCATCGTGCATCTCCAAATTGATGAGTTGAAGTTCCATTAGTAACAATTAAATTCCATTGCGGATTTACAAAAGAAACAGCCCCAGGACATCCCAGAGTTTGATTACACCCTTGATTATTTGACATGAGATGAGGAAATCCATAATATAAAGAATCATGATGCCCATGAAATAGCATATGCATGCTAGTACTTACACTATTATCATCAAGACCATAATTCTTTGTATCCCAAGTTCCATTCCAATGGTTTATAAAAAAGCTCCACGGAACTGTTCGCTCCCATTGCTGTTCTGATTCACCATCACAATACGATTCTCGCAATAAAGGTAAAGGTTCTTTTGATATCCAAACTCTTTTCTTTTTATCATCCATAGTAAGATTAGCAAAAGCAGGATCACTTATATCTAATTTCTCAAATAATGCTATAACCATTCTATCTACTTGAGATACAGCACCAGTTGTTCCTAAAACTGATTGTGCTGAAGGATTAACAAAATGATCAAACCTATCATATAATCCAAAACTTTGTTCTACTTCTCCATTATCTTCTCTAATAAAATCAAAATTATCTAATTCTGGATTTAAATTTAGTAAGTTAGTATGATCATATACAGCTACCATTTCTATATAATAATCCAATTTACCAGCATCTTGTGCAGGAATATTATCAACAGTCAATGTGGGAAATACACCTAGCGTATCTACAGCATTTTGTAATGCAGCTGTGTCAAAATGGGGAGCAGAATTAAAAATATTTTGTAAAAAGAATTTCCAATCAGTAGGATCATGATATTCAGTATCATTAGAATAATCTACTAAAATATAATGTTGATATGGTCCACTAGGAGGTCTAGCACCATAACAAGGATCACCACCACCAGTTGTACAACCAGCAGTTCCACTATGATATCCATTACTATTTTGAGTACATCCAGCTCCACCATCACCCATAGGATCCCAACATAGTCCATGAAAGCCTTTTCTAGAATTAAAATCTTGACAGCTAGAATCTGTGGAGGTCATATTTATAAATTCTGCATATGCAGTTTTATCTCTTAATCCCCAATAATCATGATAATAATATGAGTTAGTGAATGCATTATCAAAGGTTCTAAATGACGCTTTGTGCTCTCTAATCTGAGTAGGATACACAGATAATCTATGATAATCAGAATTTCCACCACTTTGAACAGCTACAAAAGACCAATCTTGAGCTCCTATATTTCCCTGTCCACTTCCTCCTGATGTTAATATAGGATTGCCCCATCCTTGAGGGGTTCCTTCAGACCCACAAAGTGCAGGACTATTATTATCTAAAGCTTGTAATAAAAATCTAAATCCTTTAAACTCCTCAGGTAACCCATCGGAATCTGTTAGTCCATATGGTTGTAAATTTTGGCCAGTTACTGGATGGCTATAGTTATCTCTAAAATAATATAATGACATTAGCAGTTACAATTACAATTAGCTGCTCCACACATTTCTTTTGCTTTCTTATATTTATTATAAGCTTTTTGAAATTGCTCTAAAGTAGAGACACAATCATGTGCATTTATCTCTGAACCTTTAAGCAATAAATATATTTTACTTGTTTCATCTAGTAATGTAGTGCACTCTTCACATGATGCGCAATTACATTCTAATAATTTTTCTAATTTTTTTGCTAAACAACATTTTATATCGCACGAACTAACAAGTCCAATACTTGACATGTCTCCTGCCCCATCTGTTATAACTAGAAAAAATACACCATTCATCTTTTCTTCTAAAGCATTTCCAATATTATTACTGGTTAAACTTATACCTCCACTACTATTTAATGTAGGGGATGATACCTGTACATAAGGATTATTAACAGGGTCATAAGGATCAAGAGGAATTGTTAATTCCCAAATGTCTGAAATTGAAATGAAATTATTATAATATAATTGATAAGTACCCAGTGAAGGTCCATCAGTTACATGTAACGTTTTACAGTCTTGCGACATAGATACTTCTGTAGCCATAGAAAAATTTTTAAAGTTAAAGAAAAAAAGGAAGGGGGACCAGCCCCCTACCTTAATTGTTAATTATACTTGAAATACGTGAGTTTTGTTAGCTATTGATCCAGCTGGTAAAGCTAAAATCGTATCTAACGTAGTGTCACCGTGCGCCATTGCTGTTGAACTGTCTGCTACATAAATTCTTATAACATTCAATTCACCTGCAGGAACAATTCCTGTTGAATTAGGCCAGTTGTGTCTGTATAAAACATCACATCTGTGGTATTGATATGCAGTAGTTGCATAAGTTTCTGCTGTTCTTGGTAAATACAATCTATTGTGATGTCCATATTTTCCTTGAACTTTTTTCTCATCACTTAATACTTGCGCGTAATTTCCTACTCCAGTAGTTGGAGCGAAAGAACCAATACATGTATTAGCTGAAAATGCTAAAGCTACTCCTCCTAGAGTTACACCATCATCAATTACTTGAAATACAGATCCTTGATCTTTAGCAGTAAGTAAAATCTTACCTGCACCAGTTTGAGATGCAGTAACAATTGCTTTTGAATCCGCATTAATTGCTGCAATTAAACCATCCGCGATTCCATCTGCAGTACCTGCAGTAGATGTGAATGAATAATTTCTAATTTCTCCAAGTCTGTCATTTAACGAGTTTGAAGGATTTGCATACTCGTCATAATCATTGATATGTCCAGTATACTTTAATATGAGTTTTAATCCATATGTATTATTAGCTGTAGAACTTATTGTTGCTTCTGTATTTGCAGCTGCTGCTGAAGCTACAAAAGCTGTCCATTCTACTCTAACGATTTCCGCAGTGTCTATAATTGGAGATGCAATAGGATTTCCAGCAGTTCGCCCTTGAGCAAATTGAACTTGATCAACAATCCATTGTGGAGCACCTGCTACTGTTTCGTCTACTTTAGCTGTTACAGTAGATGAGTTAGTTCCATTTTTATAAACACCTATTCTTCCTGAAGCTAAAGAACCCATTGCGGTAGCGTTAACTACATCTGCATTAGCTACTAAAACTTGTGATAAATTTGTTCCGTTTCTTGCCATTTTTTCTAATTTTTATTTATTAATAACTTTAATTATTTATTCAGTCCGAGTTAATTCATTCTGAAAACTTTGATATCTAACATCTTGAATACCTTCTAAAATACTTGCTATTGCAATATCAACAATTTCTTGATGAGTATGCATTGGCAGTAAACAATTTTGAGCCGGAGTTATAGATATCGTTCTAGGTAATTTAATGTACGTAACTTTTACATTAGGTACAAAAAATGTATTATTCGTATATACGTCTATATTTCCTCCTACAATAGTAGTAAGAGGACTAGTATGTTTTGTTGTATTAAAAGGGTCATCTAACAAAGTATAAATATCATCATGTTGTGACCATCGATTTTTTGAAGTTGCTGTTACAAGTTCTAATTCTTGTAATTGTGATATATCATATGAACTTGCTAAATCTCTTGAAGTTTGTGCTATTCCTTGGTTTGACGCAGTAAAAATATTTACTTGTCCTAAACTTATAGTTAAATCAGTATGTGTTAAAGTTGGGTATGTATTACAAGTATAATCTATCATAGACAGTTGTATTTGTCCGAAACCATTTGGGTTCATAGTATTAATATAATTATATGTTAGATCTGGTAAAGTGTATCCTATTGGTAATAGAACACAAATAACACCTCCAGTAGTTGGTACTGTAGTTGGAGCATCTCCATTAACATCTGTTGCTGAAAATTCAAAACCTGTTGTAGAAGTTGGAGCACTATTATAATTCTGGATACCCCAAGTTGTAGGATTTCCTGTTGGACTTCCTAATGTAAGGGAAGTTGGATTAAAATTCTCATCCAGACAGTCAATAGTAATTCCAGATATTGCCCAAAAATAAGGCGCTGTACATCCAGTCCCAATAGGTATAATTGGTGTATTAAGAGATTGTTGTAGGCTATCAGATGGCAATTCATTTGTTGGAATTTCAATCCATACTCTATCAACATTAACTTCTCCAAATTCTATAGGATGACAATTATTATGTGCTGTTAAACTTCTTTGATTTATTAAAAACATATAATCATCTGGTAATACACAAGTATCTATATAATGTTTAGAACTTATCTGTCCTTTAAATGTTGTTGGAAGAGATTGCTCTTTAAGTAATGTTCGTAAATCATCTATACGTTTTTGAGATTGTTCAAATCCTCTCATATATCTATTACTATATGTACCATACCTTTGTTTAATAAAATTCATTTGAGCTTTATTAAGTTCATGGTCAATTTCGGCAGGTAATAAGACGTCAACCTGGTGGGATGCAATTTTTTGCACCCCGTGGTTGACTGATATATGCATATCTGTTACATTCATGAAATAGTTACTTCTTTAAGTTTTGCTCTTAATATTGTTAATGTTCCTGAATTCTTCTTATCTTTCATATAAACAATAGTATTTTCCATATTTTCACCTATTACCTCATCTATGTAAATAAGTTGATTTCCAATTTTTCTTAAAACTCCAGCTGAAACGAACTCTTCAATTTCTGCTTTTAACTTTAAATTTTTATCTCTAGCTACTTTAATAAATCTAGCTGGATCTTTATCTTTTAATTCATACAAAAGAGTTTCTTTTTGTTCTAAAGTTAAAGTTTCTGGTTTACTTTCTGAAAGCAAACGAAGTAATCTATCAATAGTTACAACCTCACTAGATGCTTTTATATATTCTTTATCTGCATCTTTCTTAAGTCTAACTTTTGTAGCTTTAACCATTTGATCTTTCATAGGATCATGTAAATAAAATCTATTATTACTTAACATGTCGTCCTTAGTTGGTGCTACATGAGGATGTTTAATCGCAAATCTGTATTTTATATAATCGTCAATACTCAATGGAAAATCATTCTCATCTTTACCAATTTCAAGCTCAACACCTTCAAAAGGAACCTTAACAGCTAGTTCAGCCCAATAATTTTTTTCATGTTTAGGCCAATCTACGTGATCAGGATTTACATCTAATATTCCTTTCATTAATGTATGTGCTTCTGAACCTTCAATCCCTTTTAAAGGTTGTCGGCCAACAAATACGCTCCCCAATCTTGTTTGAGCAGCAATTCTAACAGCTTCAGGTAAATGCCCTAAAGTGTTTTCTTTTCTTCTAAGATATACTTTCTTTGTCATAATTGTAGTTCTTTTAAAGTTTTAATTAGTCGGATGTAAAGAATAACTCTCCTAATTTTGTAATCTATAAATTAAAATAGAGGGGGAGGTTAATCCCCCACTACTTTAAAACTAAATATATAGACTACGATGCAACATATTACTAGCCTCCTAGTAATATTCTTTTATGATTTTACACATGTAATATCTAGTGATGTATCAAATCGTCTAAGTATAATACCTGCTGTTTTCAGCATGTGTACACTAGCACCATCAATATCAGAAGCTCTAGCATCTCCTTGGTCGAAACCTCTAGGAACTACAGAACCACCAACTGCCCAACGTAATAATTCACGACCTTTTTTATTGATCATTTGAACATTAGATTGGCCATCATAATTAGATTGATCCACGAAAACCATTCGGTAAGACTCCATAGAGTAACCAGTCACTGGATGCTTTTTAGCAGCATCAGCAACAGGACCATGATCAAACATAGGATGTTTAACTACATTTACTGAGTGACCATCAATATGATCATACTTAGTAAAGTAACCTGTTAACCCTAGAGATCTCCCTGATCCAGTAATGAAATGGCTATCAGCATTTATAGTCCAAGAAGCGAAACCACCTGTATGAGCCTTCATAGCTGCATCAAATTCTCTCATTCCTCCTGTACCTGTAAATAAAGTAACTTGTTTATCATTACCGTCAGTCATTCCATAAAATAAATCACCGATTATATTTGTTAATTTAGCCTCTGTCATTGTAGAGTAAGTGTCCTTATTAACAATTTGTTGTAAAAGACCAGGACCTGTAATTACAGGTTGACTGTTCTCATCCAGCATCATTGTTAAACCATTATTGTCATAACTCATCTCACCATACCAATACATTAACTCACATTCTTCTTTAAATCGAAGTAAGTGTGTGTACTCTTCATAGTCCATCCAAAGTTTAGTAGTTTTTCCTCCCTTCGTTGGAAGAGAAAATTCAGCTACATAATCTTTAGCATTACCAGCGAAGTGATACGATTTACGAACTGTGCCAATTTTATTTCTTACCATACCTGGAGCAGACCAATTAGAAGCGTTACCTCTAGAGAAATCTAATCCAACATTAGCATACATTTGTGCCCAATTAGAACCAACTTCAAAATCACCTGCGGCTAAACCAGTTGATCCTGGCTCAATCATCTGCATTGAATATGAATATCCACCTGCAGTTGGTGTAGGTTCAGACATTATTCTTGCCTGAGTACCGTTTGCTGAAATTAGTGTGTATGGAAAAATAAACCACTTATCCGGAAAGGTCAATGTGAAAGGAGCTCCTGACGCACCATCACCTGATGATGCAGCAGCTACCAATGGACGTACGTTAACTTCATGTGTTTTTACTCGGTACTCATATTCCCATCTATCGATGGATTTAGTGTTACCAACACCTTCAGTTAGCATAGTCAAAGGGAACTTTCTATCTTCTTTTCCAGCTAAGTGCGTTATTATGGGAGAGAGCTCAGTTGGCTTCTCCAATAGTGCATTTGCCAGACTGTTAGAATCTGTCATTTGCGCGTCATTATAATACGTCCTTAATACTTGCATTTAACTTAATATTTGTAGGGCCCCTATCTCCCTGTTCCGGGGTTATATTGTAAGATCTAGATCATCTAAATCAAAACCTTGTGCAGACGAGGTACCTAAACCTTTATTTGCACTTTTTATCTTATTATTAGATTTTATTCTAGACTTAAGATCTCTTGTGATCTTTGTTGTAGCTTTTGTCTTAATAATATCATCTAATTTAAATCCTTTATACATTAAATAATCAATCGCTAGTTTAACATCTACACTAGCTTCAGTATGATCTACATCTCTTTGCGTTATACCATTTTGATTTATTGGTTTAGAAATGTAAGTAAAAAATCCATTTTTTTCTTTTTCAGGAATTGTAACTCCTGAGAATTCTTTATTTGTATTTATTGTAGTTTGTATCTCTGTCCAAAATGTTTTTTGTTTTTCTTCTAACGCAGTAGATTTTTCTTTTTGCGCTTTTGCTTCAATCTCATTTTGAGATTTATAATATTTTACTAAAGCTTCTTGTGCTTTTACTGATTTATTATATAATTTACCAGTATCACTATAATCAGTTAATAGTTCATTAATAAACTCATCATCATGCCCCTTTGTTTTAAAATATTCTCCTAGTAAAGCTCTTTGCATTGCTGTATTATCTTCTGCTACGGTTAAAGCTTCAATATCTTTAACGTTGTTAGTTGAATTAACAAATTGTCTTGAATCTCCTCCTGCCATCACATATTCTAAATGTGCTTTAACATCTGGATGAGACTCAAATAATTTATCTAATTGTTCATTAGCTACTTTATCTGCTATTTCTTTAGTCATTTCAATCAATCCTTCTGATGTATCTTCATACTCCCCTTCTAGATTATATCCAAATTTTGTAGCTATTTCAGAAACTAAAGTTTCTTCTGAGTCGCTAGATTTTTCTTCAATAGGTGGTGCAGGTTCTTGAGGTGCAGGTTCTGATACAGCAACCTCCTCAACCGCTGGTGTTGCCTCCACCTCTTTTTTATCTTCTATATCTGAGTCTAAAGTTTCTTCTTTAGGTTCTTCAGTTTTTACTTCTTCTTTTACAGCTTCTTGTTCAGTTGCTGTGTCGATGCCATCACCAATGAAGTCTTCAAAAGTAATGTCATCTAGTTTAATTTTGTCTGTTGCGTCTGCCATAATTTTACAAATTTAGTTAATATTTAGTTGTTATTAAAATTTTTTTTTCATTTTACTCTAGTCTTTAATATATACCACTTTTATTAGGCTTTATTCATATTAATAGACATGCTTTTCCTTAATAAAGGATCTTTTACATTAGGAAACGTTTTTTCTAATTTTTTAAATTCTTCTAGTCTAAATTGTTTCCAGTTCATTTTATTTTCTTTTTTTGCTGTAAGTTTATTATAATGTTCTAATACATTTTTGGCGTAATTTGATTTACCATCGCCCCCATAATAATTTTCTAGCATTTTTGTTAAAACATTTTCCCCTTCTTTTATACCAGATTTAGCTCTTCTATACTCGCCTTCCAATATTTTAAGTGCTAATGTTTTATATTTTTTTTGATTGTCGTCTGAAGATAAATCACCTGACTGCCCATAATCATAACGTTCAAATCCTTTTACCATATCATCCCCACCATATTTTAAAAAGTTTTCAGATTGTGTTAATAGATTTTTATGAAATGCAACATCTACATTTTCTATATCATAAAATCGTCTAACTCCAGGAGTAGTTAAATTCTTTAACATTGTTCCAGTTAATTGTACATCACCATAAGCTGATGATCCACTACCTTTAGCTGTAGTTCTAATATTTGTTTTATACTTAGATTTTAATGTAAATGTTCCTTCTTCATAACCACCTCTATGTTCATGTCTAGTTATAGCTTTGTATAAATCTTCAAAATTTACACCAGATATATCCATACTTTTTACTGGATCATCGTCACCTCTTATTATACTATATCCTGACGGATTATCTGTACTTACACTTCCACCATTCTCATAAGTTTTAATAAATCCACCCATTTTATAACCATGGTCTGCCATTGGTTCAATCATTTCTCTACCGGTAGTTCCTATAGCATCAACTATTTGTTGAAACGTTCCGGTATTATAATTAGTCGCTTCTTGAATTATTCCATTGGCAGCATTAACAAGATTATCTTGAGCCATACCTTCTAATATCATATTATTATTAAAACTACCTCCCATTTCACTCCGTTCCATTTCTCCCCGACTATCATAAATCCTTTCACCTCTTCCATGTTGCGTTTTTGTTAACTTAGAATCGTCCATGTTATATTCAATATAACCTTCGCTATAAGATGTAGCACCTTTAGGATCATAGAACGATTCCATAAATGTTGGATTCCCATATACTTTCTTCATAGAAGATCCATGACTAACACCTCTCCATGATCCAACAGATCCAGTAGATGTTACTCCAGATTCCTCTGTAAATGTACCAGCATAAGTATCTCCTGGTTTCATCTCTCCTTGTGGTACCTCAGCATCAGCACGTTCAGATCGTCTCATAACACTTGCCATACTACAAGATCCCCAAATACAATTACCTTGATATCCTTCTGGTGCATATTCTGCAAAAATTTCAGACCATGTATCTACTTCAGGTGTTGTAGATCCTCTTTCTGTTGATTGAGACGCTACAGCTTCAGAAACCCATAAACCATTAACTTTACTCATATTATGTCCTAAAACAATAACATCATCGTTCTTTTCTAATTTAGATATATATGTTTCGCCAAGGTCTACTGCTTTTGCTTCATCAAATGCAGATAATGCCTCCTGAAATGCTCCTTCAAAAGCCGCTATTTTTGATTCAACGTCCCCATACCACGTTTCAATACCTGCATATATCGCGCGAGTTCCTCTATTCTCCGTCAACATTTTTGTTAATTTATCTCCTGCTTTAATAGTCTCATTATGTTTATTGCGATACCCTGCTTCATATTGAGCATATCTAGAATACATATCCGCCTCCCCATAACGTGTGCTCCGATCGCCGGTAGCATCAAATGTTATTCCATTATAACTTGTTGCATCTGGATGATCTTCAAACCACGTTTCTTCTATATCTATATTATATGCCGGATACATTAAAGTTACTGCACTATTTATTTTATTATCAACCATTTCTTTAGCCATCTCTACATCATACCTTATCTTTATAAAATTATTCATTATTGTAGATGCCAAATGATATCTCGCCTGATCCTCTTTAGAAATTTCATCACTAAGTGTACTCATATCAATTATAGAATAATTACCTTCTCCATATTCTTTATCTAGATCAGGTTTCATTCTATTAAATTCTGACAAAAAAGAAGTAGGAGTATTCTCACCCCATTCAAAATCACCACGATCTGCAATTATATCATCATCATTAATTCTTCCATCATTATTTTGATCTATAGGACCATATTCGTAAGCTTGATTTATAACAATATATGCATGTTTTGGCTTATCAGTAAATCCGCCAGTTACAAATTTAGATTTAGCTCTAACAAGAGGTTTATTAATTAGATTCTTAGGTAATATCTTTTCATTTGGTGTCGAAGCTATACCTCCATTTTTATAATATTGTTTAACTTTTTCAACAAATCCTCCATTCAAAAATACTTCTCCTACTTTTTCAGGATTTGTACCAGTGTTAAATGCCATCTCAGAGTTAGATGATGGAGATGTAGCTTTAAAAGGATATCCTAAATAATTTTGTATATCTGAAACTTCCTGTTTAATCTGCCCATCCATAGGATAAGATTGTTGATAATGTTTTTGAAGATCTTCTCCTCTATAAAATCCTTTCTTTCCCCCATGAAAAGCTTGTTGTAAAGCACTAGTTCCATTTGGTACCATGCTTCTAACGAAATCATTTAAATAAGTTCTATCTATAAAATCACCAACATTTTCTTTTTCATTTTTTCTCTGCTCAGGATAAACTCTATTACGAACATTATCTTTAACTGTAGGTGGGAAAGCGTTCCAAATCTCATTTTTCATTTCTTTGGCATTCTCATCTCGATCTGTTATACCATGAAGAACATCTCCTAAAATTAAAGATCTTAATTCGTCTGAACTCATATCTGAATTATGATATGCATCTGGATTAATAAATAATTCTACCACATCTTTTCCTGGATCCGGATGTTCTAAATTATTCTCAGTGTCATCAGCTCCCCAAAATTGAATATGGCCTTTCCATGAATCTGGCTTAAGAGCCACTCTATTATTATCAGCTACTACAATATTAAAATTTGTATCATTATATAAATTACTAAAAACAGGATTATTATAGAGATCTCTTTTTACTCTATGTATGATAGATTTCATACTTTCTTTTTCGTCTCTATCTTTTTGGGGTTTAGATCTTGCAAGGGCTTGTTTTACTCTTTCTACTTTTTCAGGATCTAGTTTTGGAGCAACTGCATTATTAGCCTCATCAGCTTTGCTATTATCATAATTTCTAAATAGATCTACATAACTACCTTCATAGCCATTCATCTTAGCATTTCTTATTATCGCTTTTCTTTCTGAATTATCCACTATTTACTTTTCGGTGAGTCATTATTTTTTCTAGAATCTACATTGATCTTTCTTCTATCATTAGCTATTTTCTGTTTTTCTAAATTTTCTTGAGCCATATTAGATCTAACTTCCTCTTCTTGGTCTTTACTTTTAACTTGAATTTCTTTTTCTTTAGTTTCAGCAGTTTGTTCTATTTTTCTAATATCTATATCAGTATTGTCAGATGCATCTGCAGAAATTAATGCTTTTTCAATCTCAACTTGTCTGTCTCTTTCTTTATTCATATTCTCATTCTCCATTTTCTGCTGTTCCATTTGCATTGCTTGTTCTTGCATTTGTTGTTGAGCTTGTTGCTGTTGTTGAGCTAATTGTTCCATATGATCTTCAGCTTTCTTAATTTTATCTTTAATTTTAATAAAGCTTTCAGCATCAATTGCTTCCGCAACAATAGATGCAGGGGTACCATTTTGAATCATAGATTGCGCTAAGGATTCTATTTTCAATTTCTTATCTAGATCCATTCCAGCATCAGAAACAAATACTCCATAGTTACTTTCTAAATGGCTAGTAGGATCCATAGATAAAAATTCAGGTGTACCATCAGGCATTACATACATTGTTTTCTTACCATTAATCCAAGCTTGTTTAGAATAATCTATCATAGCTTGAAGATCTCTTTGTTCTAATCTACCAAATTTTCTAAATAAATCTTCAGTAATATGAGATGACTGCATAATAGCTTGTTGTGATGTAGCCTTTCCTTCATACTGCCCAACTTCACCTTGACGTTGTCTATTAACTCCAGATATTCTTTCCCATTCTAATACAATGGATTCTAATAGAACTATATATTGTTCAATAGTTTTAATAGACATATCTAAAACAGATTGATGTTGAGGTGATAAAGTAATTCCTTCTTTATTATAATCTACCCAAGCAATACCTGTAGCATCTACATAGTACATAAACTTATCCATATCCCATTTTTTAGGGATCATATTAATATCAAACTGTGCAATTATATCTTTAGATTTAGCAATAGCCACTTCTAATCGATATTTAAATATATTATAATTTAATTGGTAGGGGATACCCAAAGAGACTAATGAAATATTTTTGGAATTATAGTCAGAATAACGTCTTCCATTAATAGGGAGTTTGCATTTAGAGGGGTTATCCATTGAGTCTCTTTGATTAGGTATCGGGCGTAATTGAAGATACATCTCGTTACCTCCAGTATCCCCACCAATTTTAGTACCTTCCCAAACTTCGTTGAGCCATTTCCATTCAAGAACAGCTCCAATTTCTTTTAATTCTGGAGGCATTTTAAATCCATCTTCTACCATCATTTCTTCCAACTCTCCAGTCATAGGGTCTAAAAAAGTTAAAAACCCAAGTTTTTTTCTAGATTTCCAATATACAGTAATAACTTCTATTAATCTAGTTTCATTTCCATTTGGATTTTGAGTTCTCTCACTAATGTATAATTGATTATCTTGATACATTATTGGATCTTCTAATCTTGCTACTTGTTCTGGAGTAAGTTCATCATGAAAATGATCTATAATAGTTGAAGCATGTGCATACTTTCTAATCGATGCCCAGTCACCATCCTCTACAAATTCTAAATCTGGATCAAGATCATAGTCAACATCCATAGGATTTAATATTTCATAAAAAGGTTCATCATTTCTTACACCTCTGTGGGTATATACTTCTCCAGTAACTAAAAAATGAAACCATCCTTTATTAAATTTATCACTTATTTCTTGTTCTTGTAAAATATAATTAAGAGAACTTTGTCCTTTATTCGCTCTTATGTCTACATAACTTTGATCAAATTCTTTAACGATATGTTCAGGTAAGGGAATTTCTTCAGGGGGAGGAACATCTACACCTTGCATTTGTCCTTGCGCTTGCATTTTTACTATAAACTTTTGATGCAACACTTGCATGATTTGTTGTTTTTTCTCTTCTTCCCTAATATCTACAGAGTCAGAATTGGTAACAATAACAGAATAGTTTAGAGGTCTTTTAGATTTTTCTCCTAATAATAAATCTACTACAGGTTTTATAATTGGATAGTTTCTAAGTTTAGAAGGAAAATTACTTCTTGACTTACCATAAGGTTTTAAGACATAATTGTAATCAATTTTATCTATATGACCATTATAAAAATCGTATAATTTTTTAATTTCTGATCTTCTACCACTTATATTATAAGCATACTTATCCTTTAAATCTATAAAAGCTTTAACGCAGTTTTCTGCCCACTTTGTAGTTTTTTTAGATGCGGATATTTTTTGCTTAGGAATTCCGTTATTTTCCATATTCTGACTTTAACAAACAAATATACGAAATTATTTTAAGTAAGTGCATAGTTTAATATATTTTATTTTTTTGTTTAATAATATAACACTTATAAATAATTACACATATCATATAAACTGTATTTTAGTGTTAATTCTTTTCCTTGTTCTATTTTATTTAAGGTCTTCAATTGCTTATAATCATCATTTTCATCATCAATTAATTCACAATTAGGAATATCTGAATGATTTACAAATCCTCCTAAAGGAGTTCTAATATAATCATGTTGAAAATTAGGATCATATACATGTGTTATTCCAATAACTACTTCTGCAGGAATATCTTCTTGTGCTATTATACCTGCTCCATGAATCTCTGAAGGACCTATTGAAAGATATTCTGGAAGAGGACTGTAAGGTTTCTTTTTAATTTCTTTTGTCATTTTAATAATTTTGATCAAACCATTTATCTGTAGCTCTATCTTCTAGTATTGTTTTAACTTCTGAATTATACAATTCTCTTGTATGATACATCCCAATCATTAACGCCATTACCCTATCAAAGTTTCCCTTTTGATTAAATTTCATAAGTTCAGTTAGTAGTGCTGTATCATATATTCTATTTAAATTTAATACAGTATGTCCGTCAGCATCTGTATGTCTGGGAGTCATTAGCCAATCTCTAATATATAGTTCTCCTTGTCTTTTTCTTGCTTCAGTCATATGCATACCATATTGTCTCCTTACTTTTCTAGATTGTAATTCTCTTTTATCTAACATTTCAAATTCTTCTTGAAGTTTATGCATCTTTCTATATCTTTTTGCGTAAGGTATAATCTCCCCACGATCATTCTCAAATCCTATTCTAGCTCCATAGTATTCAGCAAGCATAAATAAATTTCTATTATACTCATCACTAGTAGCAGGTCTTCCTACATAAGATGCTACTATAAGATCATCCGGTTGAGATATATTATTGGGCCGTTTAATTACATAAGCAGCTCCTAAAGATGTAGAGTCTGCTGATTGATTTTGACCATAAGGGTCATGGCATACTACATATAAATTTCTTGGAACTTGACCTTCCTCATTTTTAAAAGGAGATTCGTATATAACAATACATCCTGAATTATCATCATCTTTTTTATGAGGGAATTTTAATACAGCACTTATATTAGGATTAGGTTTAAATTTAATTTCATTTTCTTTTCCATAATAAAATTCTCCTGTAGTCCCCATATCATATAAATCATTTACCCTTACTCTATTGTATTGCTCTTTTAATGAGGCAACATCAAATAAATTAGCACTAACTTGCAATGTAGCTTCAGCAGGACTATAAGGATGTTCAGCTATATATTGATCTAAAGCTTTTGGATCTGTACTTTGTTTCTTTTTAATTCTTTGGCTATTTTCAAATTCCTGAGCTTGATTGGCATTTGAATTTCCATCTGTATCTATAAATCCATCTAAGTTTTCATAAATAGGAATGAAGTATCCACAAGTAGTTCCTATTGCTCCCTCATCCCATACATTTTTATAACCTATACAATCATATGCTTCAGGATTATAAAAAATTTCTTCCATAGCTTCAAAGTCTGCTCCTTCAGTTCCTCCTGTACCAAACGCTACCATAGTACCTAATGTTTTAGACCCCTGTCTCATTGTTGGCATTGTTACCTCCCAAGCTTTTAATAGCCCAGGAAAAGAACCAGCTTCCTCAAAGAAGATAAGTTCTCCTGCTTTACCCCTTACTTTATCCGGGGCATCTTTAAGACTTACTCCTATAATTTGAGACTTCATACCTAATTCTACATCAGCCCCATTAACATTTCTCTTATACCCAGACATTTTACTCATCTCTCTATCTCTAATTCTTGGTTGTGTCCAAGCAGTATTATCATCTATAAAAGATAAGAACTCCCATGCTTTAGATAAAAGTCCATCCCCAATTAAATATTCTTTCTGAGCAGCAAAAACAAAGTTCTTTGAATTTTTAACAAAGAAATAATTTCTAGCTAACATTGATCCAGCTTTATATGAATACCCTTTACGTCTAGCCTTAAGGACAATCATATGTTTATCTTCCCGTCTAGCTCTATTTATCTCATTAAAGTATTTATAATCTCCATCATAAAAAGCAGGAAATGTTCTTTCACGTTTAGCTTGAACAGTTCCATCCGGAAGTACTTCGTCTACAGCTCTATCTATTGGACAATAGTTTAAATAAAAATAATGAAATCCAGTTATAGTTATAGGGTCAGTCCCTTCTGTAGTATACCCATGCAAACATCTATTACGTTCTCCATCCCAGAAATCATAATATTCTTTGGTCCCTTCTATAGCTGTATTATAGGTTCCTTTCTCCTTGAATACGTTAGCAGCGGGAGTTACTCTATGTATATTAGTAAATTTAATTTGTAAGTGATTTTTTAATCTTCACTAATTCTGCACATTTCTCATACTCTTCAGATTCAGTAAAATGCTCTATTAATGTTTCTAATATAATAGTTGTTCTACCATCTTCCGTAGTAGGATCAAACGGTAAAGCAAACCTATTAAAGTTACCTGTCTTTAAATATTTGTCATATATATCATCTACCGTTACTTTTTTAGTAACAAATAGATAAGCATTTTCCATAGCTTCGTTTAATAATTCAATATCTTCAAAAAATTCATCTCCCATTATTGGCTGTATTTATTTATTTCTACTCCTCCTCTTACTTTAGAGCTTTTCTGTTCTTCTCTTTTAACTAGTTCTTCTAGTTTTGATAATCCTTGTACTACATCCCCTACCCTAGATAAGTTCATGACAAGATCTTTTGCATTGTATATAGGCTTGCCATTATCGTCTGTTAATGTTAAATCTATATCTTCAAAGTATTTTTGCAATTTAGTTATAGAAGCTGTAGCAGAAATTAATAATTTTACTGCTGCAGTTTCTTTTAGTTTCATATATGTTTTACAAGCTGTTTGAACTTTAGAATCTGGAGTCCATTTACTGTCTTCTCCAAAAACACTCTTGATAACTTCTTGTACTCTTTCTTTTATTGAGTACATAATAAACGGAGATGTATGATCACTATAAAAATAAATATATCCTAATTCTTTAATTGCTTTAGATTTATCCTTACTCTTATCTCTATCATATAAAATTTTAAAATCAGTTATACTTAAAGCATATTCAGATGGAATTACTTTATGGTTATTTACTATCAATAAGTCTTTCATTCTTTCTATTTAGTTTATCCAATTCTAATGCTGCTATTAATTTTTTCTTTGTTAGTAAAAGTCTAGCATGTGGTTGTTTTCTATATTCTGCTGCATTATATACTTGTTTAACTTCCCTTATAAATCCATTCTCATGAAATTTTAAAAACCACCTTTCTTCAGGATTTACATTTATTCTTTTTATCATTGCTAAAAAACTCATTTTTTATTTTCTTTTAATTTATTTATATGTTTAACTCTATTACTATTAACAATAAATTTACCAAAATAAGGTAACCGTATTGTTTCTAAATTTCCTTTTTTCATAATTTTAACTACATATTTAAATTGATGATTTACTATCTCTTCTATTTTTTTAAAAGGTAAATCATGTTTATATGATAAGTATCTTATTATTTCTTCTTTATCTCTGTTCCCCATTTATCTATTGGACATTTAGAAGTACCAAATTTAGCTTTTAAAGTCATATTACATCCACATTGCCCACAAGAAAATGTTTTATGTCTAATGTGTTCACAAGCATTACATATTCCAATTCTTGTTTGATACTGCCCTTTAGTTACTATTGGGGCACCATTCCTTACGAATTTAGCTATGTCTGTGCCAAACTGTTGAATCATTTTAACTATACTCATATTAAATTATTGTAATATTAACCTCTTCTATTGTTGGTAATAATAATTTCGGGAGTGTGTATTTTTTATTAGTATACGTTAAAGCTCCTTTATCTTTTAATTTTTTAACATAGTTATTAAGTGTGTTATGATCTTCTATCCCTAAAAGACCTGCCGCTGTTTTTTTGTTCTTTATACTACATATATTAGAAGTTAATTTGGGGGAGTTTTCTATTAATACGGAAAGAACTTCTAATTCCATTTTTGTTAAGTCAAATATTCCATTCCAGAATTTAATCTTCTTATATATACTATCTAAAGAAACTGTCATTTTTACTTTATTCATTTTTATAAATCATTTTTATTTTAGCTTTCCCATCCTCTATTATTATCTTAGAAGTTTGGGATTGCATATTATACTTTGATATAAAAGGTAATATATCTATTCTACTACATAGATATGATAAGAATATCTCTAACTCAGTAGCAGCATTTTGCAATTTAGTTTCTAATGCTAGTGCGTGCTCAAATTCATCTGATAATAAAGTATAATCAGTTAATGTTATAGTAACTGTACCTGATATTTTCTTCTTCTTTTTAGCCATTTACAAGATACCTAGTATCATAAATTCAGCTACTATTACATAAGACTTCTTATCAAGTTCAATTATATGCCCTTTTCCAGAAGGATCTATCATAACAGTATCACCAACTTTAACCCATTTACATTCTGGGCCAACAGCTAGTGCTTCTAGTATATTTGTTTTGAGGGTTGCTTGTACAGACTCAGGTAGGATTATACCACTCTCTGTTTCTTCTTTTCTTGGATCTGGTAGTAAGACCCAATCCCTAGTTGGTTTAAATTTAATCTTTTTTGTTGCTTTTGTCATAGTTTATTATATTTAGTTTATGCAAAGATATAAAAACTTTTATTATAAATACAACTCTTTTAAAAAAAGATATTATTCCCCCTAGGAATTTTTATCTTTCAAGTTTGATTTCGCTCTAGCAGTGCTCCTCATTTAGGGGACCCAGGGATAATATAATCGATGTTAATTCACCGCACCTACTAATGTGCTTTCTATCCCAACTAGAGTTTATACATTACTCTTTTTGCAATTACCGGAGAAAATCTCAGCTTTATTTAAGCCTACCAATCCGATGTCTTTTCCCTTTTTTGGTTACCGAGGGATGATAATATTGCGGTGCAAATATATAAACTTTATTTGGAATAAAAAAATAAATGGGAAAAAATTTTTAGAAAGTTAGTGAGAGCGTGAACCACCTCAAAGCGTAACCCCTGCCGGGAATGCGGATTTGGCATTACCCCCATTTTCGTAGGTTTCAGATAATACCTTTAAATTATCATAACCCATAAAAACAATTAAAAATGGGAACAACAAAAAAGGTTGCGAAAACAACACAAACTACTAGTCAATTACCTGAGGGAAACTTTGGTACATACAAGTCATCTGATGTAGACGATTTAATTAAATTAGTACCATCGGACAACTTGTTTCTAGATGGGAAAGGAAGTGAAAGTCCTTTTGATTTAGACACTACTACTGAGGTAGTTAACGAAGATATCGTTAATGTTATCAAGTGGAGTGATGGTTCAGGTAAAGAGAACTATCTATTTTTACAGGGTGTGAAGTGTATCAATACAGGACTAACAGATACATTCCCATTTAACCCTAATCAAGTAGAACAAAGACAACTTACTAAGGTAGGTATGACTAATTTCATCATTACTAAAATGGTTGGTAGAGGTGATAAGAGAAAGAAAAGAAGTCAAAATGTAGAAATCAAGTAAAATATAGGAGAGAGAAATCTCTCCTTTTTTTCTGGAACGACAAACTGATATTCGTGAGAGCGTGTATCAGGTTGTTAGTTCTATTTTTTAACCAAAATACAATGATGATCAATGATCAACATTATAATATAACATAAACAACTAATCTAATTATCAACTAACACATTAAAAGACATGAAATCATACACAATAAAGATCTATCCTCATAAATATATGGATAGAGTTAAACAAGATCATTTTGCAGCAGATAACATAGCTTATGAAGTATCAAAAGTTATTAAACTTATGCTTAGAGCTACTGAAGTAGTTAAGTATCAAGATAACAGTACTAATGAAGGTTATGAGTATGAAATACATAATCCAGATGATATTAGAACTAAGATTGTAAGAACTGAGATAGAAACAGTATTTCCTGAAGTATGTTTTAATCAATGTTGGATAGAATCTCAATCAATTCTTTCAGATGAAGAATCTAAGGAATTAGAAGATTTATTAAATACAGTAACAATTCCATATGAAGATTAATGATAACATTAAAGATAATGGTGGTGATAGTACTTGCTTGGATACTATCATCACCAATAACCAATAATAACAAGCATAAAATAACATAAAATGAAAACATTTAGTAAGGAGTGGTGTTCCGTAACACTAATGAACAAATTTAAGATTTGTTTAAAGTTTGAATTTAGCTTAAAACAAGCTGATTTAATAATGATAGGTATTAAACTAACAGATGGAGTAGGATTCTCTTTGTTAGGAATAACACTTGGAATAGATTGGAAAGTAGTTGGTAAAACTGAAGGATTATGATAAAGTTATTCAAGATGTGTAACCTTTATGGTTTCTGGAGAGTAATGAAAAACCCTGAGTTTTATCATAATAAATATGATTGTTGGTATCACAATCATTAAGATATCTTTGACTGAATAAACCTGGTTTTGGTAATTTCATGTCAAAAGTGTGGAAGATAATAGATAATATGTAAGAGTATTGTCGCACCTAAAGAACATACAAATCGATTGTATGATGGAAAGTGTTAAAATATGAGACAAGTATTATGACGCATAATTCTAGGTAAAATGTGGTGATGTCCATAATCCACTACACACTTAATATAATTAATTATTGTTAGGTTTACTTAATAACCTAAACATTTATAAAATGAAGAGATAATTGATTAAAAGAGTGAGCTTGAGTGAGGACAGGTTATATTGGAGGAATGATATATGTCCTTCTCACTCTTTAGAACAGAATAGAATGAGTAAAACACATAATACTTGTTAGTGTCGTAAAATCAGGTTGAGATTCCATCTCAATTCTATTCTTATTTAACTGAATTAATAACATAAAA